AGCAAAGACCAACTGATCTAACTTGTTATTAATAAACAAAGTAAATAGACTAGTCATATCAGGACCAACAGAACCTTCACCAATCATTTGGATCATAGGTAATTGCTCTTCAAACTTCTCAAAGCTAGAGATAGCATTAAAGAATGTAGTAATTGCACGTGGGTTGGTAGCTTCAGTTACAATTTCTGGATGCTTTAAGATGAAGTTAATACATCTGCCATCCATGTGTGTTTCTTCTGCCCACTGTGCCCAACAATCTACATCAAACTTCAACTCACAAGAAATAAAGCGAGTTGTTTGTGCTATATCCATGCTATTTACATGATAGTCACCACCATCTGGATTAGTAGTCAAGATGATAGTCCAATCTTTAGGTAACTTCCAAGAGATATATTCCTGAGTGTTAATCAAATCCATACATGCCTGAATCATTCTTGGGTCAGCACGAGTATAGTCATCTAATAATAAGATACCAGACTCACCTTTACCAGAAATCCACTCAGGTGCGCAATATGCAGTACGTCTTGCACCGGTTAATTTAAAGCCGGCCTTAACTGCCAACTCAGCTTCCATCTCAGTTACCCATTTAGTCTTAATACCATCAGGAGTATCTTTACCAATCTGGAATTCTTTAACAGGAAAACCAATTAGATCTGATAACTCTTCTATCATTGCTAAGTTGATCTTAACAAACTGCATTCCCTCTTCTTTTGCAAGATTAGAGACTACAGTAGTTTTACCAAGACCTGCATTACCTACTACATTCAAAGCAGTTGGTACTTTACCTTGTGCTTGAATGAATCTGTTGTTGTTAATTACGTGCTTAATGAAATCTTTTAATTCGCAGCTGTTTAATTTTACTTGTGCCATAGTTTTTTAGGGTTTTTAAATTAGTTTAATTGGATTTGTGGACCGGGTAGTTGCTCATTAATGCGGGCTTTTGAAGAAATAACCCAAAGCATTTTACCTCTTGGTGTAATGTCAGTAGAACATTCACCATCTGTTAAATAAACCAAACATGTAAACTTTTTGGTGTTTTTATTATAATATTCTAATACAGGATTAAACTCAGTACCACCTCTACCTTGGACTTTTACATCTTTTTTAGGGTTATACTTTTCAATACTGTTAATCTGTGTATCACACTGTAATACTGTAATCTCTGTTCCGGTTTTGTGTATGTGTCTGATTTCATTAAAGAACTCTACAAGTTCATCATTACTTACACTACCAGAAGTATCTATTGCAACCAAGATATGTTTCTTGGGTTTAAATTTCATTCCGGGAGCATCCGGATATCTTTTGTTAATCTTCTTTCTAGATAATTTAGTCTCAACAATATAAGAGTTACCGGCAAATCTTCTAAGATATGCACGCCAGTTAAATTTACTAGGAGTAACCTCAGTGATGCGCTGATAAATCTGTGCAATCTCTCCAGGTAAAGTACCCCGTGATTTAAGACATTCTTCTGCAGCATCTTTAAGTTGATACTCAGCTTGAGCCTTAAGTAGTTTCTTTTCAGATTCACTTAAGTTATCAAACTCTTCCCATGTACCATGCATATCACCAGATTCACCCATCATATTTTGTACATCAGGATCATCTTGATTATCCATTAGCATGTTGTAATAATAGTTAGTCCCGGCTTTATAATCTAGATTTAGATTAGGGAATGACTTTGGTAAGATAGCACCATTTGGAAGATAGCTCTCAGTAATGTACTGGTTAAGTTCACAGTCAGCAGCTATATTAAATAACTTCTTGTCAGCAAACTCATCTCTTAAATTCAGGTGATCAAATACAATATGTAAAAGCTCATGCCACAACAAACCTTTCTTGTGGTCATGTGGTAGATTATCCCAGAACTCTGAGTTAATCACAAGCTTGTAATTGATATTGTGTTTACTTACACCTGCAGTTGGAATAGCATTATTCCATTCTTTGTTAAGACCTATCAAGAACAAGCCATAGAAGGGTTGTTCAAGCATAAGTTCTTTCCCGGCTAACGCCAGTTCTTCATCTTTTCTCATAGTTTTTGGTTTTAAAGTTTTGTAATTTTATCCAGTTCCTCTAAAAACTGAAATGCTAATTCTTCCTCATCATCTACAAATGATCCTGTTACTTTTCTTTTAGAGAAGTACTCATTTACAATCTTTACAAAATGGGAGTTCTTAGCTTTTGCCTCGTTTACAGATTTTTTAAGTTCTGGATTTACAAGCTCTCTAATAAACTGATACTGCACATTAAGTGCTTTGGCTAATATATAAGCCTTTCTAATCTCTTTTAAATCTGATTCTTTCACACAACATCTGCAATTGGGTCAGTCCAACCATTAGCATCGTTTACACCACTTACGTAAGCCTCTGCTTCCCTTTTGGTATCAAACTCTTTAACACCATAATCATAACCTTCTTGTAAAGACTCATGTTTATCTTTGATTAAGGCTTCCCAACCATTGATATCTACATAAATAGCAGCTGCTTGACTAAAGGCATACATAACCTTAACTTTCTTTTTTACTTCCATTTCTTTAGGATTTTAATTTCAACTCTTGGATTTTTATTATCATACACATAGGTAGCAAACACCGGTACTAGTTCATCAGCATTATCATCATCTATCCAACCATGATGTACCATTGCATCTTGTACAGCCTGTGCTATATTAATCAAGTCAAACTTATGTTTGCTCTTTCTATAGAACTTAAGCTCTATATACAATGGTTTACCAAGATCTTTGGATTCTTTTCTAAACTGTTTAGCTTGTGCTTTCCACTCTTCATCAGTAGCAAGTTTCCACTTTCTTGTAGCGGCACTTGCAATACTATATTTTCCTGTCCATACTCGGCCATTCTTACTAGAAGGGGTGTTACCAGAAATAATAAATGTTGTCATAATTATTATCTAAATATTCTTTTATCTTTTGATACCCATGATCCTTTACAGAATCAGAGATGTCTTTAGAGAAAGGCAAATATAAAGATTTTAAATAATTAAATTGACTACAATATTTTATTGTGGCTATGTTACCGGCAGCATCATTATCAAATAGTATAACGCAGTTTTTATAGTTGCTACTAATACTATCTAGATATTCTTTCTTAATCATTGTATTCTCAGAATCTGGTGCCAGAAAATCTATATTTGGGTACATCTTCTTTAAACACATACCATCTTTAAGAGAGGATACAATCACTAATGAGGTACTACCGGATAGTTGCTCACTACCCTGTATGTAATCTTTTACTTTTAAGAATTTCTTCTTCTGAACTTTAGGCTGATAAATTTTAACTAGTGTACCATCTTTCTTGAAGTAACCATATATATTAGAGCCCTCAATATTTAAGACTTTATATATACCATCCTCTTCTTTAAACATACTGTAACTACTTAAAGGTTTTATATTATAGTGCTCTAGCATTCTAGAACCTATACCATATTTACCCCAATAGCTTTTATCTAGTGTATTCCATTGCCTAACCTCATATCTATCAATTTTGTATTTATTGTACTGTTTAAACACCTGTAGATCATATCCCCCGTTATTATGCAATACAAACTCATTGTAATCTCTTACAAGTTTGTGCATAGTATTTAACCGGGTATCTATACCAAGCATCTTTTGTACTAAGTCAATACAATCACCGCCATTATCTGTTGAGAAATCTTTGTACTGATATCTATTCTTCTCTTGTTTAAAGTAGATACACATACTAGGAGTTCTTTCACTAGGATTAAACACGGACTTTATTTTAATATCTTGACCAGTTAACTTCTGATCTAATTTACAATAATGCTCAAATACCCATGTTACAGGTACTGATTTTATATCCGGAATTAGAATCTTTGTACTAATCATAACTGCAATAATAAAAAAGGGGGACCATATAATCCCCCTTTTATATAATAAACTTTAAAACTTAAAACTCAAATCCTGTAGATGTATCAGTTTCAGTCTTGAATGGATTAGAATCACCAAATGATTCTACATTTTCCACTTTAACTTTCTTGATATGTAACTCAGGGTTGTAAGAGATTAATCTGCTTGAAGTTGCAGTAGCTGATTCCAATGCATACGCCTCTTTGCTAGACTTTGGCAAGAACAAATCATAGTTGATGTAACCATTCTTTTCATACTCTTTACCATTGATACACATGTTAAACAATGAGTCATCTGCAATAACAACGTTAGCTGCTTTAACAAAATCCTCAATAGTGGCAAACTTACCATCTGCTTCTTCAAACCACTCAAGTTTACTTCCAGCAATACATAACTGCTGTATTGCACGTAAAATACTTAAGTCACGGCTAATCTTGATACCGGTCTTTGTTTCACCATCAGAGAAAGGATAAAAGCCAAACTTAACTTTACCAATCTGACCTTTGTAACGGGCACCATTTGGCTTGTCTTTGTCTACTAAGAATCCTTCAAATGAAGCACCCATATCAGGTCCTTCTACATTCAAAATCAGGTGATAAGCACCTGCTTTGTAACTTACACTCTCTAATGAAATAGAGTTAATCTTCACGGTGTGTTCACCGGGGCTCAGGGTTTTCTTTGGCGAGCTACTCGTAGCTTGCACGTCTTTTGTGCTAATCATGGTTATTAATTTTCGTAGTTAATTATTGCTTGTTTTACAAATTCTAAATCATTAGGAATCTCAAAGGACTCAAACATACCGGCTGGTGACTTACATGTATTCTCACCGTTGTTCTGTGTTTCAAATACATACTTCATAGCACCATCTTTGTCTTTGTCTTTCTTTACTTTACCAAATAAAACTATAGAGTATAATCCCTCTAAAGTTAAACTGTTATCTACTAATTTACCAATTGTCTTGGCCTTAAACTTTCTTCTGCCTTCTAAGTCTTGAGACTCTTCTGCATGTGTTAAAAAGAATACATATAAGTCTTCACGTAGTGTAGTTGGAAGTTTTGCAATAGTTGCAATGCTCTTAGCAATACTAGTGAATTTCTCAAAACCCTTTTCTTCTGCTCTATCAAAATACTCAAATGCTGACATGTACTGAAAATCATCAATGATGATATTCTTAATCTCAGGTCTCTTCTCACTTACATACTTAAGACAGGCCTCAATTTCTTTAGCACCGGCTCTAGTATACATGTTACCAGACTGATCTTCTCTACTCCAAATTTTGTACTTGTTCTTCCATCCTTTAAAGGGAAGGGGTTTGTTTGCTACATTTACAATAAATGTTTGTGCTGGGTCCAGGTTTGCAATACTTGTGCTTTTACCTGCACCGCTCTCTGCGATTACTAAGATGCTTTGTGCCATATTATTTTAGTTTTATAATTTCATTTAACCATTGCTTGTTACTAACAGGTTTCTTAAGCATAATAGCAGCAAGATCCCTAATTGTAAGCATATTAAAGGGCTCATCTGTAGGACCTAAGTCTAGACTTGGCAATTTAATTTCTTTTAGTTCAGCAGCCTGTTGCACAATTCTAAGTTCTGATACAGGAATCATGTATCTCTCTTGAATACTTTCTGTGGCCTCAATTACATCATACTCTGTTCTCCAGTGGGGATTAAATATCCATTTGTATAATGTGCGTTTAGCATCTTCAGGAATGTACTCACTACTGATAAATTCAGTGTATACATTTTTAGGGACATCATAATACTCTGCTCTCTCTAACTCAGATGCAAAGAATGTAATGTGTTTCTCATCTTTTGTAGCCGGTTTATAGGCCATTTTAGGAATAAATAAAGGTTCAGATACACCTTCCTGCATGAATTTTTCCATTTGGAATTCATACAAGTCTTGGATCCTTTTCTTTCTTTCCTCTGATGTAAGTTTTTGTGTTGATTTAGTGCTTATCATGTTGTTTTTATTCTTCTTTCTTGTGTTGCGGGTGTTTCCATTTCTATCACACTCATTTTTTCAAACTGGGCCTTAAAGAAAGACATCCGGTTATCACCATTTCTTGCTTTAAGAAAATGCATAACTAGAGTCTTATCATCTTCAATGATATATCTATCAGGTCCATAAAATTTAATCTTTTGCTTTGCGGGTCTATTTAATCCTACTACTAAATCAGCATGTTGTAGCAATGCATCACCACCAAAGATATCAGAGTCAAGTATGTAATTACCATACTTACCATCTTCATTCCTTTCAGGAGACTCTACACTTCTATTTAACTGACTTAGTACAATCATAGTAATTGGGTAAATCCTTTTTATCTCAGTAAGCATCTCACCAAACTCATAGAGCATTTCATACTTGTCTCTGTGATAAGGCGCTTTCTTTAATAGAATACTGTGGTCCAATGTGATAATTGTTTTTGTCTGATACTCATTGATATACTTGTCAATAATATCCCGCATTTCATTTACAGTACAGGGTTGCTCTACTGTATCTATTGGGTAATTA